CAGATGAAGGTAACTGCTCCGTCCTCCGTCTTTGCGTAGGTCACAGCGGCGCAGGCATCCGCCAGAGCTTCGTTATCCTCCATCTCCCCGGAATACACCGGGCAGATATGCGGTGGCTTGTCCGCCTTGACTGCCGCCACAGGGATGGTCTGGGTATAGGGTGCATCTTCTGACCAGCCGTCTGCCACCAGTACCGCTTCCACCTGTGTGATGCCGCTGTCGATATATTTCTGAATCTCCCGGATGTCTTCTGCCGTCCAGTAGTCAGTTCCCCTTTCGGGAGTCGTTCCCTTCAGGCTTTCCAGCCAGCTTTCCTCATCGCCCTCAAAACCCTGATGCACCGCCACCTGATAGGCGCTGAGCCCCCGGAGGCTTTCCAGCCATTCATCCAGGCCCCCTTTGTAGCCCTGTCTGACCGCCAGCGCATAGGCACTCATACCGTCGGATCCGCGCAACATGGCGATCTGTTCCGGCGTCAGATCCTCAAAGGCCACCGTTCCCGGGTTGCCCGGATCCCCCTTCAAGCTCTCCAACCACTCCTCAAGACTGCCTCCGTAGCCCTGCTGCACAGCAAGGCCATAGGCTGTGATGTAGTATGTAACCGCACTGGTGCCGTCCTGTGCCGGTGCGTAGGTGTGGGCGAACCACCGTACATAGTTCTTGTAGGCAGCGTTATAAAGCAGCAGCGCATTCTGGTACCGTTCCGTCTCCCCCTGCGCCGCGTGGATCTTCACATTGAGCCACAGCTCATAAAGATCGTCATGAGGGAAGCCCACCAAAGGCGTCATCTCCAGCGCTTCCGGGATCCGGTAGCGGAACTGCTCCGTTTCCGCGATGTCCATCAGCATCACATCCAGAGCGATCTTGCCGTCCAGCTGGGCGATCCACCCCGTTTTCGTCGCCTTGTCAAAGGCGTTGGGGTTGTTCCGATCCACCCTTTCTAGGATCTCGTTAATGGTCATGTCGTTTCCTTTCTGGCCGAAAAAGGGCACGGGCACCGGCCCATGCCCTTCTTATGCAGGTTCTTACAGCTTCAGGGTCGCAAGATCAGTGCCGCCAGCGATGCCGCCCACGCAGGCGAAGCGCCAGTCGTTGAACACAGCATTCCATCTTGCTCTGCCGTTCCAAACATTGGCGTCGGTGTTCTGATCCACATAGCTGGTCATTTCCAGATCCACCCGGTCATTCCAGATGGCGCCGCCGTAGGTCTCGTTGTACTTGCTGTCCAGCAGGATCCAGGGTGCGGTGCCGCTGGTCAGGAACTGGTTCAGATAGCTCCAGACGATGATCGTCCACCGGCCGCACTGATAGTTGAAGGCGTTGTTGGCAGTGATGGGATCCTTGTCAGAGCCCACGGCGGCAAACACAGCTTTCTTCAGATCGGCATCCTCAGGGATCAGGATGGTGTCGGGAGCCACATCCAGAATGTTGTCATTGTCACCCCGGAACAGGTGCATGGCAGTCTCCGCTCTGCCCAGCGCGTCCACACCAAAGGTGTTGGAGAAGAGGTTGGTCTGTGCCTTGCCCTTCACCTTTGCGGTGTGACCGGCGTGGAACAGAGGCTTGCCATCGGCGGTGGTGGCGTCAAAGCTTGCGCCGGCGAAGCTGATCTGGGTCTTGCCCTGCACCGCACCGGCGAACAGTGCCGCGCCGAACTTCTCACGGGTTCTGCCGTAGGCGGTCATGAAGGCTGCGGGCTGCTTCTTCAGATCCAGCAGCTTGCTGTCTTCAATCATCTCCTTGGAGATCTCGAACTTGTCCTTCCAGGTCATGTAGGACATGAACTTGCTGTAGCCCTCCTGCATACCGTCGGTGGGGTATGCGCCGTTCTCGCCCACAGGCTTGAAGCCTTCCATGGCAGTCATGCCGGTAAAGGTGTCGCCGAAGTTTTCACTCTTGCCCATCAGGAACAGATCCTTCAGGACGCTCTGCTGCTCGAACGCCTCACCCCGCTGCTCCAGAAACATCCGGATAGGTGCCTGGACGTTGCCAAATACGCTGTTATTCAGGCCGGAGCCTTCAGAAAACGTAATGTTCATCTATGTACTCTCCTTTCTTACGCGAACCGGCCACGGACGGTGCAGCCTGCCTCGGTGCCGTCCACATAGACCAGCTCAAAGCTGCCCTCCGCTGCCGCGTTGACCTGCAGGCCGCCGGCTGCCACCTGCAGCTTGGCGCCTGCCGCAGCGCTTTCCGCAGCCGCGCTCAGGGTGGTTTCAAATACGGTGTCATGTTTCACCCGCACAACGGGGATCATGCCGCCTGCCTCCACAGTGGCGTCTGCCATGCAGAGGTAAGGGGGCGTGGTGGTGCTGGCAGCGCTGACTGCCCCGAGCTGACCACCGACAATCTTCAGGAGCTGACCGGCCTTGTAAGTGCCGGCTGCCGCGGGAAAGTATTCCCAGGGCAGTGCCCCTGCGGTGTCTCTTGTATAAGGGGTAAACATTGGTGATTTCCTCCTATTTCTTCATATTCTTGTTGTAGTGTGCCTGAATCTGGGCATCGGTGGCATGGGGATTGAAGAGCCGGTACTGGCGCAGGATCTCCGGAGGTACGCTGACTGCTCCGGTGCCCTGTCCCTTTCCGGTGGCTCTCAAGTGTTCCTTACCCCGGGCGTTGGCCATGGCCTGTTGCCGCGCCTGTTCCGCCCTCTGGTTGACGATCTGATCCATGTGGCTTAAGCGCCAGGAATCCAGAAAGCCATAACCCTTGTCCACGTAGCCCTTGAAGGCCGTGAATTCTTCTTCCGGGAGATTGACCAGATCCTCCGTAGTCTTGATTCTGGAATCCAGCTTTCCGATCTCAGCGACTTCCTGCTGGATCCGTTCCTGCTGCCGCTGCTCGTTCTGCTGCTGTTCAGCCTGCCGCTGCTGTTCCATCATCTGCTGTGCCTGCTGTACTGCCGGATTCCGGCTGATCAGTTCCTGCATCAGTTCCGGCGTCAGCTCCCCGGCCTTCAGCTTCTGCTGCATCTGCTGGGTCTGGTAGGCCGCCTGCCACTTCTGATATTCCTCCCGGGTGCGGATCGGCTCGCCGGTGATGGTATTCTTCAGACCGGATGCGGCGAAAAAGCTGTTCCACTCCGCGTCGGTCTGCTCCTTCTGCTTTGCGAGAGCTGCCGTCACCGCTGTGTCAACGGCACGCTGCTGCTCCTGCCGCCGACGCTTTGCGGCATTCTCCCGGCGGGTCTTCTCGTCCATTTCGGTTTTCGCCGGAGCATCGGAAGGTTGTTCCTCCCCGCCGTCTTCCGGCGTGGGGGTATCGTTTTCTTCCGGCTGCTGTGCAGGCTGGGCGGGTTCCTGCGCGTTTGCGCCCTGATCGGCTGCCGGTTCTGCCGCAGGCTGGGCGGGTTCCTGCGCGTTTGCGCCCGTGGTTTCGGCAGTCTGCGCTGCCGGCATCTCCAGACCGAATGCCTGGTACGCTGCTGCTTCTGTAATTTCGGGAGCCATATATGTCCTCCTTAGGGTTTTCACCCCCGGATTTTTCCGCTGTTCCATGCGTATTGCGTGGCTTAGTGCCGCCACAAGGCAGTCCCTTCCGGGGATTCTTACTTGCCGGTTCTCAGATCGGTGCCGGTCTTGACGGTGCCCTTCTTGGGATCCACCGTCTGGTTGGGAGCCTTGACGATCTGGGTGCCGCCGTTCTTGATTTTGCCAAGATAGCCGTTTTCGCTTGCCATTATCTTTCCTCCTTTCCGCTGAGATCATCGGCATTTCTGCCGGGGTTGTCAGACAAATACGGGCGCCGCAGGTTCTTCCGCCGGGGTCATTCCCTGTTGTCCCCCTGACGGTATCTGCTCGCCGGTCTGAGGCACCTTTCCGGTCATCGTCCCCGCCACAGGCGCGGCTTGCTGTGCCTGCAGCCGTTCCTCCAGATACTTCCGGGTGGAGCCTGCGCCGGGATAGTGGAGCTGTTCCATTTTGCTCCAGAAGAGGATCAGCGTTTCCGTCGCCGCCGGATCTCCGAAAGCGCCGGTCTGCAGATTCATTCTCGTCTCCTGCCACATGGCTTCCCGGTTCGCCGCCAGTGGTGCGGTGGTATCCACGCTGAACAGAAACCGGTCATTCCACTGCCACTGTCCCAGAGCGTCCTGCACCAGGAAGTC